CCCCTTTTCTGGTTTATAAAAATGTCTGATGCAAAAAGATTTGCGGCTATCTTTGATGGCCTCAAGCAGGCCTACGGCACGTTTGAAATCGACAGCACAAAAGCAAGTGGCAAGAACACCGGTAAAGCAAGAGTCGTCCGCGAACCACGGACCAAGGGACATTTTGAGCAGCATTTAGCCGGTACTGGGGCAGGGATCGGGATTATCCCGATTAACGAAGACGACTCCTGTAAGTGGGGTTGTATCGACATTGATGAATACCCGTTAGACCTCACGCGGCTGGTTGAGAAAATTCGCCGTAGCAAGATGCCTTTGGTAGTATGTCGTTCAAAGTCGGGGGGCGCACATTGTTTTCTTTTCTGTAGCGAATGGGTAACTGCAAAGACAATGCAGTCCACGCTACAGCATTTAGCTAGTGGTCTGGGGTACGGGGGAAGCGAGATCTTCCCCAAACAAATTAAACTCTTTTTAGATCGTGGCGATATAGGCAACTTCCTTAACATGCCGTACTTCGATGCGGAGGACGGGTTGAGGTATGCCTTGAATGATGATGGTAGTGCGGCGACGTTACATGAGTTTTTTGCGTTATATGAAACGCACGTACAAACGCCAGAACAACTCCAAGCAATTACGCATCAAAAAGTTGAAGACACCGCAATTGTGGACGGTCCGCCCTGTCTCCAAACCCTATGCGCCCAAAAAATTAGCGAAGGGGGACGAAACAACGGACTCTTCAGCATAGGCGTCTACCTGCGCAAGGCGTACCCGGATACGTGGCAGGACGAAATCTTGCATCACAACATGGCGTACATTGACCCGCCGTTGCCCCTTAATGAGGTCAACCTTGTGGTCAAGCAGTTGGAGAAGAAGGACTACGCATACCGGTGTAGTGACGCGCCCATTCAGCCCTACTGTAACCGGGAATTGTGTCAAACCCGAAAGTTCGGAATTGGCGCGGCAGTGAGTGATATGGCAGTCGCCAACTTGCGGAAGTACAACTCTATCCCGCCCGTGTGGTTTTTGGACGTTAACGGTGTGCCGTTAGAGCTAGACACCGATGCGCTGCAAAACCAGACGGTGTTTCAGAAGGCGTGTATTGAGCAACTTAACTTCATGCCCCAGACCATGCCGAAGCGCGGCTGGGAAGCCCGCATCAACCAGTTGATGAAAGAGATGTCTGAGACTGACGGGTCTATCATGGAAGTGTCTGAGGATGCCAGCATCAACGGCCAGTTCTACGAGTATCTTGACGAGTTCTGCACTTCGACCCAGAAGGCGGAGGATCGTGAAGAGATCTTATTGCGCAGGCCATGGGTAGACGACGAAACAAACGCCGTGCATTTCCGGTTGAAAGACTTTGAAGGTTTCCTGCGCAAAAACCGCTTCAGCGAGTTCAAGACACACAAGGTGGCACAGCGGCTACGAGACATCAACGGCGAGTCTGTTTTGTTAAAGGTAAAAGGTAAACCTATACGGGTTTGGAGAGTGCCGGTCAGTGACATCCCGCACGATCAAGTAGAGTCCAAGAACTTTGGAACACGGTCCACGGACCCGTTCTGATGTTTCGTATTTTTGGGCCACCCGGGACCGGGAAGACGACCACTTTGTTGAATATGGTGGAAAAATCTTTAGCCGGTGGAATAACCCCATCACAAGTAGGGTTTTTTGCGTTCACTAAAAAAGCCGCTAACGAGGCCAAAGAGCGAGCAGCAAAGCGCTTTGATTTAGATCCAGACAAAGACTTGCCGTACTTCCGCACCATACATTCCTTGGCCTACCGCTTGCTGGGCGTTAAAGAAAACCAAATGATGGGCCCGCAGAACTATAAAGAGTTGTCAGCGGCCATCGGGTTTAACTTGAGCGGCGCTATGAGCGAGGAAGAGGATGTGTCGTTTAAAGCGACAGATCACCCAATCCTTCAGCTAATTAACCTTGCAAAAACAAAAAAGACTTCTTTGCGCACAGAGTACAACCACAGCGAAGTTAACTTCACGTGGATAGAAGTGAAGTATGTTGCGGACTCTTATGAGAACTACAAAAAAGCTTTTGGCTTGATCGACTTCACAGACATGCTGGAAATGTTTGTAGAGCAGGCCGACCACCTTGTCCCGCACATGAAGATTTGTTTCTTGGACGAGGCTCAAGATCTTTCTCCGCTGCAATGGGACATTGCTCATAAGTTAGATGCTAAATCGGAGCGCATGTTTGTGGCTGGCGATGACGACCAAGCAATCTACCGGTGGGCAGGTGCAGACGTAGATCACTTCATCAATCTTCCCGGCGGCGCAGAAGTATTGGAACAAAGCTACCGGGTTCCTGCGGCGATTCATGAGCTTGCAGAAAAGATTGCAGGGCGCATTCAAAACCGGTTCCCCAAGGTGTACCGCCCACGGCAAGAGCGCGGACAAATATTGCGTGTACCGGACATCCGATCCATAGATATGTCGCAAGGCACTTGGCTTGTTATGGCACAAGCCCGATTTATGCTGCACCCAATTATGCAAGAGCTTAAAAACAGCGGTTATTTATTTGAAAAACAAGACGGGTCTAGGTCTATTCCGCACAAGATGTCTGTGGCGATCAATGGCTGGGAGAGTTTGAGGAAAGGCAAAGCGGTCACCTGCGGTACGGCGCAAGCTATCTATTCTTATATGTCTGGCAACGGGGTGCGTATCAAACGGGGCCACAAAAAGATAGAGGCCTATGATAACGAAATGTTTGGACTAACTGATTTACAAGAACATTTTGGTCTATTGGCCACGGACGAGATGATCTGGCATGAGGCCATGGATAAAATACCAGATGGGGATAGGGCATACATTACAGCCCTTCTCCGGCGAGGCGAGAAGTTCAACGCCAAGCCCCGAATAAGATTGTCCACGATCCACGGTACAAAAGGTGGAGAAGCAGAAAACGTTGTAATCCTACCGGATTTGACCGCGGCGGCACTAAATACGCCGGGGGACGATCTTCACCGCGTTTTTTACGTGGGGGTGACGCGGGCCCTTCAGAACCTTTACATCCTAGAACCTGAAGATTATTTAAGAGCATACGCTTTATGAAAAAGGAAACAGAAATGAGTCGAATACCGTGCCCAAAATGTGCCAAACAGGCAGAAGAAGTCATTAACGCTGAAAAGAAAATACGTGTGGGCTGGTGGTGTACGGTGTGTAACCACTTTGAGCAGGCAATTTACCGCGAAAGAAAGGTGGCTTAATGACAACCGGCAAACTGCAAATGGCTATGTTTCCGCCGAAAAGCGATTGGGTGCCCCCCATGGAGCTTCCCGACATATTTGACGCGGACGAAATTGCCATCGACGTAGAAACCCGCGACCCGAATCTAAAGCAAAAGGGACCGGGCTGGCCTACGGGCGATGGTGAAGTGGTGGGCTATGCCATCGCAGTTTCCGGGTGGAAGTGCTACATCCCCGTCGGTCATGCTGGCGGGGGTAACCTCGACAAACGCATTGTGAGCAAGTGGCTTAAAAAAGTATTTGAGTCCCCTGCTGACAAGATCATGCACAACGCTCAGTATGACCTTGGCTGGATTCGCGCCATGGGGTTTGAAGTTAAAGGCCGCGTAATTGACACAATGATTACTGCTAGCCTGATTGATGAAAACCGGTTCAGCTACAGCCTAAACGCGCTTTGCTACGACCATCTGGGCAAAACAAAATCCGAGAAGACTCTGGTGGAGGCGGCCAAGGAATTTGGCGTCGATCCCAAGGGGGAGATGTGGAAGCTGCCCGCGATGTATGTGGGACCCTACGCAGAGACTGATGCGGAGATCACACTGGAGCTTTGGAACCACTTTAAAACATTGCTTAACCGGGAAGATCTTTGGGACGTTTGGCGGCTTGAGATTGACCTGCTCCCGCATCTGGTGGAGATGACCATGCGCGGAATTCGGGTAGACATTGACCGCGCTGAACGGACCAAGCAAGTCTTGATGAAGCAAGAAAAGGAAGTCATCAAAAAAATCAAGGCGCTGACAGGGAGCAACGTAGAGATCTGGGCGGCGCAATCCATAGCCAAGGCGTTTGACGGGCTAGGGTTGCCTTACCCCAAAACAGACAAAGGCTCGCCCAGCTTCACAAAACAGTTCCTGATGGAACACCAGCACGAGCTTGCACAGTTAATCGTGAAGGCTCGCAACCTCAACAAGACCAACGGTAACTTTATTGACGGCATACTAAAGTTCACGCATAACGGAAGAATTCACAGCCATATCAATCAGTTACGCTCAGATGATGGCGGCACAGTGTCGGGCCGCATCTCCATGAACTCGCCCAACCTCCAGCAGATCCCGGCTCGGGATCCAGAATTAGGCCCCATGATTCGATCCCTGTTCCTCCCGGAAGAAGGGCAGCAATGGGCAGCAATTGACTTCTCGCAACAGGAACCACGGATCTTGGTCCACTTTGCCAAGAACTACGGCGATTACAAGAACATGCCAATGCAGGGGGTAGAAGAGTTTGTAGACGGCTACCGTAACAATCCCAACATGGACTTTCATAGCATGGTGAGCGAGATGGCAGGCATCCCGCGAAAGCAGGCCAAGGTCATCAACCTCGGCATGATGTATGGCATGGGCGTGAACAAACTGTCCGACCAACTCGACCTCAGTGTCGAAGAAGCAAAGGCCCTGACCCAGCAATATCATAAGAAGGTTCCCTTCGTGAAAGGCCTGATGCGTGGCGTACAGAACAAGCTTGACGACCCACGGTCCTCTGGAAGTCTCCGATCATTGCGTGGCCGCAAATGCCGGTTTGATCTATGGGAGCCGGACAGCTTTGAAATGCACAAGGCTCTCTCCCGGGAAGAAGCAATCGCGGTCCACGGGCCTACTACCCGGCTTCGACGCGCATACACGTACAAGGCCCTGAATAGGCTCATACAGGCTTCGGCGGCGGACATGACCAAGCAGGCGATGGTGAATGTTTGTTCCGCAGGGAGCGTCCCAATGCTTCAGGTACACGATGAGCTTGCTTTCTCTGTTGAAAACGCCGAGCAGGCAAAAGAACTGGCTGAAATCATGGAGCAATCCGTTCCTTTGCAGGTTCCAAACAAATGCGATGTGGAAGTTGGGCCTAGCTGGGGCGAGTGTGAAGAGCTTGAATAGCGCGTAAAATAACCCTATACTGTCTTATACCTGTGTAGGAGATATCCCATGGATACAACAAAATGGAAATCGGTTTTGCTGCCGAGAGATGTGTACGAGGAGGTTGTCGTAATCGCTCGTGTAGAAGGCCGAACCATTAGTGGTCAACTTCGTTACATTATCGAAGCGTGGAAGCAAGAGAATTTATCTAACCGCGATCAAGAATATATTGTTGAACAAATCACCGAGTTCAAAAAAGAAACGGGAACTGAATCTTTAACTTCAAAAAGTTATTCGATATGACATTTAGTACGATGCAAGCTGAGTTTGACAAAGCCATTCGTAAGCTAGAAAAAGGCTACGAAAAAGGAAAGGTAAATAAAGAAGATTTTCAAAAGCTTCATATGTGGCATGAATTTCTCAAAGCAAAAATAGACGCGGAGAGAGAAAAGAATGCCAAAGAACTTTGACAACGTAAGCTGCCCTTCTCATTACAACCAAGGCGATGTCGAATGTATTGACGGCATCAAGGCTAGCATGTCCCCGGAAAGTTTTCAGGGATATCTCAAGGGGAACATTCAGAAATACGTATGGAGATACGAAATAAAGAAAGAACCTGTAGAGGACCTGCGGAAGGCCCGCTGGTACTTGGACCGTCTTATTACGGAGCTAGTAGATGGCACCATGGGGTAGACTCCCGGGATGCACAGTTAGCCATACAAGCCGCGCACCAGATGGCAGATCGGTTCAATAAAAGCATGGCGATTCAACATGACTTGTCCGTGGTCCCGGAAGACGAAGCTACTAAAGAGATTCTTGAGGTAGTAAGGCCCGATTGGTATACTACATAATAGATAGAATTCACTCCTCTATCTTTCCAAACGTTTTAGGGTTCAATAAAGCTTTTCTCCCAAAGTGAGTTGAATGAACCCGAGCCGCCCCCCGCAATGGGGGGCTTTTTTATTAATGAACGGTATCCCCGTTGCCGGGTGCAAGAACGCCTACCTGCAAAAAGCAGGGCCCGGTTTCCCCCAAGTAAATCCCTAGAATATTAAACTCAATGAACTCTTTGGCTTCGTCCCATGTCATGTCGATACTGTCGTCCATGACAATCTTGATCATCTTCTGAACGTCATACACAAGCACTTCTGCGTCGCCTTCTTTCGTGGAAACCGTACCGATCCCAAGAATGGCCTCATCAAAACCTTCTGGCCCAATCATTTGCATTAAACCCCGACGTATATTATCGTATACAACATATTTTGCTGCCCACGGAATCAATTTTAACATGGACCTCATAAAAGCCATTGACCTTGGGACAGAGAAAAAAACTGACGTTGAGCGGCGCTGTTACATTGGGGCGAGTAACGTTGGCCATCCCTGCCGAGCGTTCCTTCAGTTTAGTCTACGTGGTTACCCGCAAAAAAAGATTCCTGCCCCTGTCCTACGCATTTTTGAAATAGGACACATCATCGAAGACCTTGTGGTGCGCGACTTAAAAAAAGCGGGGGCTTACGTGTATGAAGTCAATGCAAAAACCAAGAAGCAATGGGAGTACATTGCTTTTGGTGGGCACCTCCGAGGACATGCCGACGGCATCATCACGTTCGATCAAGAAAAAGGTCCGCCAGAGATTCTTGAAATTAAATCCATGAACGATAAGAAGTGGATGATGTTTAAAGACATGGGCATTTACAAAAGCCATCCAGTTTACTATTACCAGATGCAGCTTCTGATGGGACTCTCCTCTTTTAAAGGAGCATGGATGGTGGCCTACAACAAAAACAATTCAACCTATCACGCGGAACACGTTCCCTATAATCACAATGATTACGTTTTCCTGATGTACAAAGTTATGTCCGTGGTCCGGGACTTGTCGGCAAAGAAGATATCGAGCGACCCCCGAAACTTCCATTGCCGTTATTGCAATTACCGTCCGCATTGCTGGCCAGAAGGGGAAGTATCCCTGCCCCTCCCCGTAGAGTGCCGGACCTGTAAACACAGCAAACCAGTTGGTAAGCGCAAGTGGTTTTGCACGTTGCACAAGTCACGGGCCACGGACCCCTGTCCACATTGGTACAAAGTGGAGTCTACGGAAGAATGAGTACTGGCGAAGTTCAATCCGGCGATGTTTGTTGGTGGTGTCGAGGCCGCCTGATCTGGGGCGGCGATCACGACCTTTCCGAAGAGGAAGAGTTCTTTGATATGTCCACCAACCTCACCTGCTCGGAGTGTGGCGCACACGTTATCTACTATCGTCTGAAGGACAATGAAGATGACGGTTAAGCGCATCCACATTAACCAGCACATCATCCGGCGTAACGCCAAGACCGGGGACCGCGAACCTGTGATCACCGTCAAGGAAGGAAAGAAAAATACCTACGGACAAAGCGTCACGGTCCACGGGCCAAGTAAAGTTGTGTACTCCCCGGACAAGCCCCTTTCATGCGGCGCAAAGGTCTGGGTGGAAACTACATCAGAAGTGGAGATCTGTTAATGAAACCTGATTGGAAAGACTATTTAATTATAGGTTTGCTTTTGTTAATTTTAACTTTAGTATGAGGCCACCGTATCGCATGTGGGGGCAAGCGATTGAAAAAACACGTGTGTCGGAAGTGCGGCGTAGAAAAACCGTTCTCGGAATATCCTAAGCGGTTTTTTTCTAAAGGGAAGCTTGTTCCCTACCAGCGACACCAGCCGTTTTGCTCTTCATGTGACGCAAAAAATCAAACCGATAGCATCCATAAGAATCATGTCAATTACATAAAAGCGCGAGTGCGCGACATGAAGAACCGGTGCGCTAGATCCAAGTTAAAAATGTCCGAAACCTTGGATGAGGCTTTTGTTCTTGCGTTGTTTGAAGCCCAAAATGGGCGTTGCGCCATTACCAATCTGCCCATGACATGGGGCGCGGAAGGCTTACACTCCAACAGCGGAGAAAGACGCGGAACCAACATATCCATCGACCGAATAGATAGCAACGTCGGCTACGAACTTAATAACATTCGCCTCGTCTGTGATCGCGTCAACAAAATTAAATCCAGCATGGATGACATCGACCTGTACTTCTGGACAAGCATTATCTCGGAAAAAATGAAAGAACTTTAATTCTTCCTGCGCAACTTGTTGGCCGCCTCTTCTATTAGCCTCAACCGCCGCTCATAAAACGACATGGACTCTTCACCGACCTCGGACCATTCCTCGTCATCAACATACTGCTCGGCTTCGGCTAATGCGTCTTCCCACTCGTCCCCCGGATCACGGCTCACGGTACAAGCTCCGTAACGCTCATGACCCAGCCCACGGGAATGGCAATCTCAGCATCGCCCTCAACGACGTTCCCCGCTGCATCTGGAATGATGTGCGGGCAAACAATCAAGCGCTCTTCATCCATGTGAATCACTGCGCCACAGGACAGGATCGTCGCTTCACGGATCTGCTTCAGATCCTCCAACGGCCTCCAGCCCTCTTTCGTTCCCCCACACGCATCACGCCACTCCACTAAATAAAGCTTGGTGTTCATATTGTATACGACTCGTGTATGCGATAAAGTATTGTTCTGCCCTTTAGACTACTACATAACTGAGGAAAAAGAATGAAATTTAACCCGCACCTGCGAATTACCCGGAAAGCGGACCGCGTCGAAGCAGCTAAGTCCTTTGAAGACAATGAGATCTTCCGAGAATACGTAATGAATATGCTGGAACAACGCGCCAAAGAATCCCCAGCTTCCGAGGAATTTAAAGTCATGGAGGCGCTGACCTACGCAAACACCGATGAGGACTTCGTCTTTAAGCTGTGCCAGATGGGCTACATCATCTACACCGACTTCCTCATGGACGCCTACGCAGGATTTGAAAAGAAGCATCTTCACTAATGCGCCATTGCTACGTGTGCAACAAAGCTGGCGTCCCTATCGTAAACGCACTGTGTGAGAGGTGTTACAATGAAACAAGATATACTTTTAGCAATGTCCCTCATATTCAACGTGGCACTGTGGGCCACGATTCAACAACAGAAACATCAACTGACCGTCTTGAAAGACAACGCCAAAAGGTTCGAGAAATATTAATGAAGAAATGGGGAGACTCATGAAGGACAAAGAAAATGGATCGGTGGAAGTCATGAACAGCACCTTGGTTCTTAGGGACGATGGCCGCGTGGACTGCTATAGCTCCGCTGGCTACCGCATCATCGACCTCGACAGCCTACCCGAGGAAACACAAGTTAAAGTAGTCGGGGCGGCCCTGTTAAAAGCCCATAAAGAAAGGATTAAATTGGAAGAAAGAAAGGACGCGTTAACCCGCGATATAGCCAACCTTGAAAAGGCGTACCATTCCTCTTGATCCTTTGACCCTGATCCGCGGTCCGTGGTCCACAAGCCCCATGTCGCGAGACAGCAGGCACGGACCACGGGCCACGGTCTTAATTTCGCTATCTATATAGTGTTTTCCCAGAGAAATAAAAAAATAAAAAATAAATTAAAAATAGGCGTTACCGGCGTTACCGCGTTACCTTGGCCTACAGGCCGCATAAACACTGGCTTTTCTCGTAACACGTGGGTAACGTGGGTATACACCACTATGTGCAGAGCTTGTTAATCAAGCTTACAGTATTGAGGTTTTTCAGTTTTGAAAAAAATTATTTTTATTTTTCTGGAAAATATATATAGGGAGGGCAAAATTAAGGTATGGTTATGCTGACTTACTCACATACAGAGGCCCTCTATGCCTAAGCAGAAAAGCCGTTATGCCAAGGTGCTGGACACCAAGGCGGCATCCCTTCCTGAAGCCAAGCGCCAGAAGCGCAACCGACCCCCACTGGCCGAAAAGCGCCTGACCCGAAAGCAGGAGCTTTTTGTCCGAGAACTCGTGTCAAAAGATGGACAGATCACCATGCGGGAAGCGGCGATTAACGCGGGCTACCCCGAACGGTCTGCCCATGTCCGAGCCTCTGAATTAACCAACCCTCGGATCAGCCCGCATGTCTGCCGTGCCATACGAGAATACCGGCAGGAGCTTGACCAGAAGTATGGCGTGGAATATCAGCGCCACCAGCGGGATCTTCAAATCATCCGGGATGCAGCGCTAGAGAACGGTGCGTTCTCTGCCGCAGTGCAGGCCGAGTATCGAAGGGGTCAGGCTCAGGGAGACATTTACGTCAACAAGACTGAGATCAGTCACGGTACGATTGAGCAGATGAGCAAGGAAGAAGTCTTGAAAGCTCTGGAAGAACTCAAGCAGGTGTATGCTCCGATCACGCATGACGGGGGGCCGTCCGATGCAGGCAACCGCCAAAAGGCAAAAGAGCGTTTGGCAGATATAGATGGCTGACATTTTGGACACGCCGGTTAAGGCGAAGCGCCCACGCGAAGCCAGCTTTTGGCAGGCCATGAAACAAGCCATGAAAACACATCGCCCCGATTGGAGCGCCACGAGATTGGAGTCTCGTGCGACGCAGGGGGTGCCGGACGTTTTAATTTTGGATAGCGACGGCAATTGGCATCTGGTGGAATTAAAGACAACACAAAATAACTCCGTCAGTATTTCCCCCCATCAGGTAGCGTTTGCCACTAAACACGCTCACGGTAGTTGCTGGATAGCAGTTAAGCACCCCGCTGGCGTATCTCTGTACCGTGGGGATTGTGTGATGGATCTGCGCCTAGACGGATTGGATTCGGAGCCCACAGCTTTTTTCCCCACGCCCGTGGATTGGGCCGCCTTTTTTAAAACACTTGCCGTATAAGCGATGAATCGCATATACTTTGACGATGCAATGAGATTGAAGCACAACGGGAGGAGTCATGAGTGCTGTTTTTGATTGGTTGGTTGGAGAAACGATTGAAAGTGCCGGATTACGAGGAAAAACAAAAAGCGTATTTCCGGTATCCGCAGAACGATCCGTTTCACGGGTTTTTCGACAAACCGAGGAGAGTGAAAATGACGAGAGGTGAAGCTGCTGAACAGCGATATGCTGGATTGAACTACGATCATGCGTTGCCGCAGGGTTGGGTGGACGCCTGCTGTGAAAAGGGCATGGATCCAAGGGGTCATTTTGTTTGGTTGTTTGATGATTATGTTGGACGGCCTGCTCCGATCACAGATGAAGGCGACAGGATTGTCAGCTTGTTGGCGCGTAGCCCATGATTACTCATGCGTTTGATCTGGGCTTTGACATTGAGTGTGGCCTGTCCGATCCCAACGATGTCCCCGCAGAAGTTCTTCGGGCCGCTATCCAGCAATTGCTGGACTCGTTGACTGACGAAGAATTATTGAACGCCTGCGCCATCGTAGACAGCGTTGCGCACTGACCCCGCTCCGGCGGGGTTCCCTTCCTATCGCATATGCGATACTCTCCCCCTGCGGAATCCACCGCATTACTTTGGGAGAGTAATTATGCAAACTGAAAAACTAAAGCGCGTCATCGACTTGCTGAAGTCCTATCACGGGGATCTACAATATTGGCAGGGCTGTGGCCTTGAAAACTGGGTGTCTTGTACGTCAGGCACACCCACCCCGCATTACAAGGCATTGCGCGAGTTAAACGAAGCGGAATGGCAAGAGGCGGAGGCTTTCGTAGAAAACTATGTCGCTGACGTTGGACTAGCAATTGCAGACCTTCAAAATTTAGTGGAGGCGCAGTCATGACAACACTGGAACACGGGCAGGACCCTGCCGCCGTTACCAATCCTGATTACTGGGATTGCGAATGCGCCACTAATTACATCCGGCCAAAAAGCAAGCCGGAATGTTTCA